ATCGTCTAATCTTATTAAATATGCAATTTTATCTAAAACTTGGTTTAGTTGCCTTATTAAATCCATTAATATAGTCGGAATAAATCTATAGTTATATAGATTATTTGCTTGTAAATCCTCTCTATAATTTTCATATTGTTTAAATACCTCTCTAAGTTCTTCATTTTCAATGAAGTTAATCAAGTCGATCCTTAATTGTACTGGTACATGTACTGTTGATAATTGCTCTTGCATTGCAGTTAATTGTCTGGCTACTGTTTGTGGTGCAAATCCAGCCATCCTTTTAGTTTTTATGTCACGTCTTCTATTTTTTCTCTTTTTTCTCTTTGTCTTAGGCATAACTTATTATATATATATAATAATATAATTTGTTATAAAATAAATTTGTTATATAATAAATTTGTTATAAAATAAATTTGCTTTATTCTTCATAAAGCCAAGAGTAATAATATCTTTCAAAAGACGTATTTTTAAGATTAGAATATTTGAAAAATACAGTAGCCTCAACGCATAATGCCTCCAATTCTTTTTTATAATTTATAATATGTTCTTTAGCGTAGTCATTACTTACACTATAATATGGATTTTGTATAATAATGCGTGCACTAAACTCTCGCTCTGGTGGATTTATTTCAAAAGCACCAATATAATATGGGCCTTTTCTTTGATCTAGTAACGGTGGATAATAGCCAATATAAAAATAGCGCTTTGAAACATTTACGCTACCATAATCGCACATTTTATACATATCTTGATACATAAAAGTAGGAAAAAACGCGTTAATATGAACCATTTCGTAAATCCAAGTTCGTGCCCACTGTATTGCTGAAAAAGCTGTTAACAGTTTTAAGTGTTTAGAATTTAACTTATTAGCAAAATCTTTTCCTAATCTATTAGTTTCGCTAGTTTCGATTGTTTCGTTTAAGTTAGCTTTAAAATTTAAAAAATCAGCTTTAATAGTTTCTACATCTTCTAGACCGTCATCTTCGTCTTCTTCTACAATGTCATCTTTAATATTTTGCGTTCTTAAAAATTCATAAAATGATGGAAATATATTTGCACTAGCATTATTAGTATTATTATTATTAATGTTATTATTTAATAATAGCTTACTTTTTCTAGTATTATGTTTTGTATTAGCAAAATAAATTTTATTAACGTGTGTTAATAAAAACGCATTATTACAAACTGCATAAAACAATAAAATTAGAATATTATTATAGCTCATATAGCGTATAATATATATAGTTGTTAATTTTTATATATTAATAATAATGTTATTAATAATTAGCAATGGCTAATAATTATTTATTAGACTATTAAATTCGGTTTTTTTTTCAGGTGCTAATGGCTCATGGTCTATTATATAATGCTCCTCATTAGTTTTAAAAGGATCGTCTGCACCTTGAAATGCTAGTGTTGGTGAAAAAAATTTGTTTTTATAATCATTATTAGTTTGAATAAATGAAATATGTGATTTATTTGTTCCTCGAGCGCTTAAATAATCTTGTTGGTCACCTGTTATACATGGACATCCTTTAGATGTGCTATATTCACTATTATAAAAGCAACATTCGGGCAAAAATTTGTTATCTTCAAATAATACTTTTGTTGGGTCTATTTTAACATTAGTATATGATTTTAGATTTAATTCTGGATGTTTAAAAACCTTTGATAATGATGCTATAGTATTATTAGAATGATCAAAAACTGTGCTTACTAAAGCATTATTATTTGTGTAGTTTTCTTTATCTTTTGAAGCCCAATACGAATATAAACCATATAAATATATAACAAACAAAATAGTTGCTTTATCAAAAATTAAAACAAATATTATAATAAATGTTAAAACTTTTGCTAGCGTTAGCTTTACTTTATGTTTTTTAGTAAACTTATTTTTTTTAGAGAACATTTTACTAATGCTAGTAGGAAAAAAGCTTGATTTTTTTTTGCTATTATTAACCATTAATTATATTATAAATATATTAAAACTTAAAAACTATTTTATTTTATTTTAAAATAAAATCTCAGCTAAGAACTCGCTAAATGTTACATAAATAAACATAGCTAATATAAATACTACTGTAGCTACAAGAAAAGCCCCTCCATAAAAAATTAGTAATATAATAAGAAACGCTGCAATAATTTGTCCAATAAGTGGTATAGTATTTATTGTTGAAAGTATAATAGCAGTTACAATTACTAATATTAGTGAGGATAACATAGTCATTGATATTGGAATAACAAATGCCAAAAGCCAACCCATTACAAGAACAGAAAACATTAGCTTCCAAGACCTAATTAATAATATTAATGTATAGTAGATTACAGTAAACACCGACACAATCTTTGCTAAAAAATCATTAATATTCATAAAAAATAGCCTCATTTGTAATAACAAATTTTGTATGCTTTTATTGATTAATTTTAAAAAAAATACAAGTAAGCTAAACAAATAAACTATAAAATCTTTTACACCAATAAATGCACCATATAATATACTAAAGAAATTACTTATATAGCTTAATATTGAATTTAAAGGTTTCTTGGCATCTACAGCGACCTCTTCATTTAATATATTTAAACATTCATTGAAATTATTAACAATATATTCTAAGTCATTATTATTATGAACCTTGTCGCTGTTTATTATTGAAGCAAAGGGCATCATTAGCGGATTACATTTGTGATCTTGCCAAGAATTTCTATATGCTACCAAAGTTGATTTAATATAAAAATATATAACTATTATAACTACAATAAGAATTATTATTATAGTGAACCATACATCATTGCTATAAAGCTCATCATAACTAGCATTTTCAAAATAATCACTTATTTTTTTCTCTAGACTACTTTTAGTGGTGGAAGCCATATTATTATAGCATACTAAAAATAATATTTGTTTTTAGTTTAAAGTTTAAAGTTTAAAGTTTAAAGTTTATTAAACTAATTGCTAGCATTATTAATAATAATAATAATATTAACATTATTTTTTATTTTGTTAAGGCTCTCATAGCAGTTCCAGGGAGATCTGCTTCTAAAGCTTTACCAAGTGCAACACTAGTATTTATTAAATAATAAATTACTGTAACCATTGAAGATACTTTACCAAACATATCTGATACAGTAATAAATGCCTTGCTTAATTCCACGAGCAATATATTAAACCGTTTACCTAAATCACCCATTACATTTAGTGTGGACCCGTGTTGAACAACTAGGCCAGTCTTTAAAGACTCTAAAATTCCAACAAATAAGTTACCACTATCTAAAAAGTATGAAAATGAATTATATATAGGTTTTAAAATTGTTTTCATAAAGTCCCATTGAATTTCTTTTGTGCAACTTTTAAATGTATCTATAGGGTCTTCATCTACTAGGCGAGCTAAAGGAATTACAAGAGGATTACATCTGTATTTATTCCAATTGTTTTTCAATTGTGCTAATCCTATACTTAATGTTATAGACAATTGAATTAAACCGAAAATTATAACTATTAAAAATGCTTTACCTGTATCGCTTAATCCCATAATTATTATTAATTATATTATAATTATAATAATTATTAATTATTATTAATTATTATTCATTATTATTCATTTAAAAAGGTATTATTACCTTCTAAATTTTGTACAAGACTAAAGGCTTGTATTTGTGCATTGTATCCGTCGCTACCATTATTACCACCTGTAGCTGACATAGCTACATTAGCTTGTTTTGCTCTATTTGCTCTATTTTCTCGATAAATAGCTGCCTCGCTATTTCCATTTCCACTTATATCAGTCCCGCCTATAACATTTCCACTTGTATCATTATTTTTGAGACTTTCTCTCAAGTTGTAGTTTCCTAAATATAGAAATCCTAATAATAAGCATATAAGAATTGTAATTATTATTTTATAATATTTTTTATTTTTATTTTTATTTCTAAATTTTAAGGCCATAAATTTTATTATTATATAAATAAATTATATTATAAAAATTATATTATAAAAATTATATTATAAAAATTATATTATAAAAATTATATTATAAAAATTATATTATAATTTATTTATATAAATATGGTTATTTTAAATAAAGATGTAAATGCTATATTAGGCGAACAACAACGCATAGACTTAGCTGCCTTAATTAAAGCAAATAAAACCGATGATTGTACGCAAGAGATCCGCACAAAAAAGCAAAGTATTGTTATTAGTAATGATGTAAAACATCTAGTATTTTTAAAGCAAAAATACGAAAGATTGAGAAAATCTAATCCTGTTGAGTTTGATGCTATATGTGTAAAACAGTGCAGTTTTTTATTTAATAATTATACTGATTTATATAATAAAATTTTAAATGATAAGTTAGATTTAGCTATACTAGAGAGATTTCTAGGAATATTAAAAAAAATAGAAGATGGTGAGCTAGACCAACACGAAGGATCATATTTAGTAGGAACTTATTTAAAAGAAATGTATATTGATAGTGCTTTAAAAACAGACGCTAGCAAATCTAGCAAATCTAGCAAATCTAAGTCGCCATTTTCTAAGGCTGAAAAAAAAATAAGCTATAAAGATTTTAAAGAGTTAAATAAATAAAGGCATTATAAATTGCACTCCATAAATATTTCGCCTTCTCCTTCGCCTTCATCTTCGCCTTCTGAAATTTGATCCTTAAGTCTTCTATTTATAGCTTCTAATTTAATATTTTCTTGTGCCAAGGCCTTGTTCTTATTTGTTAAATGAGTAATATTGCATTTTAGCTCTCTTAACTCTTTATTGAGTAAGTTAATAATATCTTGCTGAGAGCAACAATGTCCAAAATTTTTAATGTATTCTTTTTGACTTTCAGTAAGCCAGTTTTTATGTTTCTGTGTTTCGAAGTGGCTTTTAACAAATTGCGAGCTAATGTCATATACCCTATTCATACAAGAGCATTTAATCTTTCCATGCCCGTGTTCTTTTATTAATTCGGAATACGTTTTATCTCTCAATCCCTCATTCTTTTCATCGTATTTCAATGTATAAAGATTTACCTTAACAATCATAGAAAGGTCGTTATTAGTTGCCATATTATTATTAATGTTAATGTTAATAATAATATTGTGAATGTAAATATTTCAATTTTATTTACTCTTTATTGCTTTATTACTTATTTACTTATTTACTTATTTTTTAAAAATGGTTTGCATTCGTGGCTTTCACTCATTTCAAATGATTTTTGTTTTTCTGCCGCTAATTCTGCTGATGCTAATTCTTTGTTTTTTTTTATTCTAATTTTTCTAGCCTGTGCTATTTCTAACGCTTTTATAAGAGAATTATCAATTAGTGTCATTTTTGTTAAGGGATCATAAATAATGTTGCTATGCTTCATTCTAGTAAATGAAGTTCTAATAAAATTAATCATATTATAAGTATTAGCATTTTATTTTTAAATAAATTTAATAAATAGTTTAGCATTTTTTTAATTTATTTAAAAATAAGTAACTTAGTAAATTATAATATAAATTATAAAATATTATAATATATTAATTATGAGTAACAATTATACTTTTATAACATACTTATTACTAGTAATACTAATATTTGTTATATTCTCTCTAAGTTTCAAGTATAAATATAAATCTGCCCAAAAATTATCATTTAGGAGTTCAACAAATAAGAACTCTAACGCAACTACTAAAGAAAATTATAACAATATTAAAGGAGGAGGTGGAGGTGGAGGATTTAAGGAAGGATTTAAAGAAGGCTTAAACGGAACTGATTATAACAAGAAAGCAAGCGACGACATATTTAGAATGATAGATAATAAACTTAAAGGATTAAGCTTAGAATTGGGAGGCGCTGAAGGTAGGGCTGAAACGAAGAAAATACTTACAAATACTAAGAAAATATGCGACTTAGAATGTGCTAAATGTATGATGACAATGTTAAATGATAAGAAATCCATTAATTCTATTAATATTGAAGGTGTATTAGATGACGAAACCGATGAAAATTGTATAAGATGTAAAAAATATAGTGCACTGTCAACCTCTATTACAAGTATTATAAATAATTTGTAATGTTACTGAAAAAATTTATTATACATCATAGTAGTGTTTTTTATTTTCTAGCTCTCTTAGGTTTTCTATGTGTTCTAGATTTTTTACCTCCTTTTTTTCCTTCTATTCTGTCAAGCTCTTCCTGTGCTTCCTTAACGTTTTCCATAACTTTTAAGGCTTTAGCATCTGATTCTGCTTTTATTGTTTCCGCCTGATTAGACAAGTTAGCAATGTTTGTATGTAACTGTGCGATTTCCCTAGAGATTCGCATCGCTTCAGGACTCGGTCCTTTGGGTCTACTAGCGCTGGTCCTAGCTCTGATCCTTGTCATTTCCGCTCTTTCAGCTGCTTTTTCCTTTCTTTCAGCTTCTCTTTGAGCAGGAGTTTTTGCTCTAGATTGTCTTCTAGATTGTCTTCTAGTTAGTTGTGACAAATCTTCCTCTATTATTCCAGTTGGTAGCATTGAACTTGGTTGCACGCGTCTACTACGTGACATTCTTGACATTTGTGAAGTCATATTTCTTAATATTCCACGTAACAATCCTTCTTTTTTTGTAGGC